TCATGGCTGGTTTGCTTTCTATGTCATCAATCTCTTTTTCAAGTTTCGCAATGTAGTTTCGAACCTGCTTGCGAGAAGTATTGATGCGCACGAGGTCTTGCTCAAGAATCTTGAGATTTTGCTGCGTGGCTTTAATTGTATTGATTCGACGTAGAACGGCATCACTCTCCACCTTTAGTTTGCTTAGACCTTCAGTAAGTTCTGTAATTTTACTATTACAGGTATGCACTTTTTCTTCTTTGTTATTAATGTCTTGGTCGCAGGTTGGGCAAGTTGAATTTACAGAATAGAACTCGATATCTTTCTCGAGTTTCTGGATATTCCCTTCAATCTTGGCTTCAAGTTGATTTAGTTTCGTAAACTTCTTACTGGTTGAATCATCATCTGACACTTCAGTTAATAGATTCTCAATTTGAGTTTCTTTATCAGTTGCTTCGACTTCAAGTGCTGAAAGCGATTCCGTGTTCTCAGTCACTTCTTGTTTCTTTGCGTCTACGATTTCTTTTGTATTTTTCTTGAGTTCGTCTAGATGTTTCTTGTGCAGTTCAATTTTATCTTTAGTATTATCAATTTGAATCTTGAGTTGCGCTGCTTCGTCTTTCAGAGTATGAATCTTACTCTTAACAATCACATTCATCGCAGAAAAGATCTGAATGTCTAATAGATCTTCAATCACAGTACGGCGATCAGATGCTGACAACTGCATGAACGGAGTAAAGTTAGTTGATCCAAGAATAACAATTTGCGTGAATGACTTGTAGTTCATCTTGAGAATAATCTTTTCAAGATGGTCCTGATAATCTTTTGCCTTGGCGTCTTGATTTAAAAGATCGCCATCGCAATAGATCTCAAATACATTTGGTTTGATGCCACGAATGACTTTATATGACTTCTTGCCAATATCAAACTCAACTTCAACAACGCAATCTTTTTCGTTGACTGAGTTGATAAGTTGAGGTTTGTTAATATTGCGGAATGGCTTGCCAAACAATGAGAATGTGATGGCGTCCAAGAAAGTCGACTTTCCAGCACCGTTTTCACCAACGATTAGCGTCGTGGCGTTTTCATTCAGAGGAATCTCAGTAAAGACATTTCCCGTAGAAAGGAAATTTCGATATCTAACACTTTTAAATAAAATCACAGCGTCTCCATAGAAACGGCTTCGTTGTATACATCGCGCAGTACAGTCTTAATCTTATCTGATTCTACAGGTAAAGTCAAACCATCAACATACTTGTTTAAAATTGATATTGTATCTTCTGCTTGGTCAACATCAACTTCTACATTTTCATTAAGATGTGAAAAATCCTCAACGACTGAAACCTCTAGTGGATTTACTTTTGTAAGTGTGTCCAATAGAGTGTCAAACAAAAATGAGTTATTGCGTTTTTCAACTACAATCTTAACATACTTATTCGTGAGATGAGAATAGTCTGCATTTACCAAATCATTGTAAAACAATTCATCATCGTTATACTGAATCTTGTAGAACATTTGTAATGGGTTCTTTATAAACTCTAACTGACGAGTCTCAGTGTCGTAGATATGGAATCCACGCTCGTCGTTAAAATCTGACCAAGTCATTTCACCTGGAGTGCCAACATATACAATACTTCCATTGTTACTTTTATGATGAAAGTGTCCTGAAAGAACAAGATCATATTTGTTCAATGTTACAGGATCCATGCCTTCATGACAAATATTGCCACGATCCATCTCAAATCCAGCAAGTTCGAAATGACCAAAGCAAACATCATTGTTGCTGTTTTGAATAAACTCTAGGATTTGTTTCTCGTTATCTTTACAGATCCAAGGAATAATATCGATACCATTCCATGAACATGGTTCATTGTAAACATACACATTTGTATAATCTTGAAGCAATAACTCTGGGGAATTAATCTCCAAAGTATTTTTAAATGTGATGTCATGATTGCCTAGAAGAGTATGCAGTTCTAGATCAAGCCGATATATCTCATCAAAAAAATACCTGCGGCTAAGAGCAAGAGATTGAAAAGAAATATACTTCCGACGATCAAATAAGTCACCCAATTGAAATATGGTCCTAATTCCATGTTGCACCAAATACGGAAAAAAATGTTTACTATAAAACTCACGATAATGATTATGAAAGGCAATGCTATCGCCTCTCATCCCAAAATGAGTATCCCCAAGTATTGCTATCTTACTCACTTAACTACATCCTCATCAACAAACTTTTCTATTCCTGCGGCTTTCTTGGCTTTCTTTTCTTTTCTAGCGTTTTCGTAATTTTGTATGAATTCGGAAATGTTTTCATACAGTTCGAATTGACGGAAAGTTCCATCCTCAGTCTCATTGAGTTCATACTCATCGAGTATTCCAGCAGTCTCAGTTGATTTGTATTTGACATATAGTTGTTTCTTCTCTTTTTGAATTCGGCGCAAAAATGCATAGTAAGTTATTTGAGTGAAATAAGCAAAAGGATTACTCGATTTTGCTGGATCGAAATTGTCAACATACATCACACAATTCTCAATTGCGTCAGCGACCATTTCGTCTCTAAAAGTATACGACAAGAAGTTTGGCTTGTGCGAAAGATTCTCAGCAATCTTCATAAAGCATTCAGCGACATATCTTGGGATTTGTGGTTTTGGTAAACCTGCCCTCTTCGCCTTACGAATTGATATACGATACTTCGTCATTTCATTGAGGAAGTCTTTGTTATTGATGTAGTGATTCTTAGCCATAATTAGTGTACTGGTTTATCCTTTTTTGCTTGCATTGCTTCAAGAATAGAAACAACCTTCTCAACCTTTTCATCCATTTGAGCTGTGTTTTTTGAATTCGATTCTTTCTTTTGCGGTATACTTAATTTGTGCTTATTGCTGTAAAAGAAATCTGCAACATATTCATATTGCTCCACGAATTCTCGTTTCACTGGCGCTATTAATAGCACCTCATCATTATAAAACTCTATTTCCTGAATGTCAAGTATAGACTGCGGCAAATATTCGTTCATTAAAAGCAGTTGTCGATTTTCTTCAAAGATAGTTTCAACATCAACCTTGAGTGGCATTTCAATTACAATACACTCATCTTTATGAGTAACATACCCAATAATATCTTCAGGAATAGATCGGAAACGAATAAATCTTAATTCTTTAGATGTTGACATTAGGATATCCTTACATTGTTAGTTGCGAAAGGAAATTTTTCCTCACTATAGATCTTCACTCGTTCCTCATAATGCTTCAGTGTGAAGTTTGTATAAGGACCATAACGAAGATCATCAGCGATATCGTATAGTGTAGCAGCGTCTTTATTTTCACCCAAACGCAGTACGCGACCGATAGACTGCAATGCTCGAATCTTACTCTTTGTTGGTGAGGAGAATATAATATTATGTAGGTTGCGGATATTTACACCAGTCGAAAATGTTCCGTAACTTGCTACAATGATCGCATCGTTTTCTTGTTCAGTAATATGTCTTACTGCTTCGCGATCTTCTGCTTCAACACCACCATGAATAAAGAATACCTTTCTTCCATTTGCTTTTTCAGTTATCCAGTCGTATAGTATTTTACCGTGTTTCTCAACATAAGTAAATAAAACAAGACTATTGCCTTTTAGATTTAAAGCAAGGTCAGTGATAAATCTATTACGACCTTCATGTTGTACCAGAAAAGCCATTTCATCTTGATATGTAAATCCTTTAACGGTCTTGCATACAATCTCAGGATACTTCAATACAATACACTTGATACTGAAATTGGCTAATTGTTTGCGTTCAATAAGTTCTTTGGTAGAAATAACTTTAAATGTCGGACCAAACAATCCTTCTAGGACTAACTTGTTTACTTTACTATCATCAAGTGTACCTGTTGTGCCAATACGAACATCACAGTTAATTAACTTGGTCATGATAGATGTAAGAGATTTGGCTTTAAAGGTATGCGCTTCGTCACCGATGATGAAATCAAACTGCGCAAAGTATTTCTTCGGCATGTCATAGATCGACTGCCATGTAGAGATAATCAAATCACTATCAGGGATTTTACTTTCGCCACCATAAATCTTTTGGCAATACTTTTCTACATCCCATCCATTGATAGATGAGTAGTTCTTGAAGTCACTATGCATCTGAGTGACGAGGTTAATCGTAGGAACAATGAGTAATCCGCGCTTCTTACCTGTGTTCAACAGGTGGCGAATCACCATATAGATGATTAACGATTTTCCAGATGCCGTGGGCGAAATGAGTACAGTTCGCCGCTTCGTAAGTCCGACGCTAGAAGCGAGCAACTGATAATCTCGCGGCTCCATTGGAAGTGATAAAGCACTTGCCAAATTTTTTGTGTCAACAGGGTAAACATCCTTTTCTTCATCGATATACTCGCATGTGTAGTTGCTGTCCTTGCAAAACTTTTTGATATACGGAACTAAACCAAGATAGATTTGTTTGGTCTTTAGATTCAAAAGTCGAATCTTTCCGTCCCAGTATTTATTTTTAAACGCAGGTGAAAATTGGTAACCTGGCGTTGAGAAGGTAAAAAATTCTGACATCTCTTGCAAGATGCCATCATCAGCATTAACTTGTGCATAGATGTTATTGAATTTTTCAACCTTCACATCACACATCAACGAGCACCCTGAATGAACTTTTCCCAGTCCATAAATGCACGCAGTTGATATGTCCTAGCGTTCAATTCTTTCATGACATTTTCGCAATACTTTGCTGTTTCTTCATGATAAGATTTCTTGCGCTTAATTTTGTTCAGGTCATCGTCGCCATCAATATACACAGCAATGTCCGACTTGAGAGTAAAACGAAATGGTTCCCAGCCAAGTTTATCAAGTTCTTCTTGGTCAAGTTTGCCATTGTAATACATCCATTTGAGTTTTTTGGTTTTATCAAATTCAAAGGAACACTTCCGTGCAGATAGCGTGTGTAATGACAAGTATTTGTTATACTTGTTGTGCAAAAGTGGGATGCGAAGAATTTCTTTACCAGGCTCAGTCGAATCGACATTACTGTCTTTTTCCCACTGTCGCATTATTTCTTCAAGTGGTGGTGTTTCCATAGTATAGAGGCATAAGTGTTAGGATCATATATTGTACTATAAGCCTGCAATAAAAGCAACCCCAACAATATTTGACACTGTAATTACAATGGAATATAATAGACTATGTAGTAGATGAAAGGGATACTTAAATTCTCTCATAGTTATAGTAAGAGAATCTAAAGGTTGCATCTGCTGTAATAATATTTTCAGCGCTATCAGCCGAAGAAAACATCAAACTACCAACTGTTGTTGGGAAAACATCAACCATCTTAACTCTAAAATTTGCATTGTTTTTGTTTGTATAGATTGTCAGCGCGGCATCAGAATATACTGGTGGACGATTGTATGCACTTCGAATATTTGCATTTGGTTGTGTTCTTGCAAGATTAATATACTCTTCGAAGTTTGTTGGGAATGTCGCTCCCCTAATCCAATCATGTAGTTCTGTCCATGCGCGCAAGTCTTCATCGACTAAAAATGTAATGTTAAATGTGTCGTAGATTGCCTTTTCTCCAGGCAGATACAAATCTACGAATGGTGTAGGCATAGGGATTTCAGTTAATGACAATCCTGGCAGATTAGCACTATTACAAAAGTATGTAACACCAGGAAGCCTTCCAAAGTTTACCTGAAACTTTGTACTTTGCAATAAATCTGTGTTAATTGGATTGCGGTTTAGTACTGTCATATGAATTCCCCGAAGGATTACTTATTTAGTGCATAAAAAAAGGGGGAGCATTGCTGCTCCCCCCATATCACTTGCCTTATTATTTTTATAAATTGGCAATAATATTACTGGTTGACATTCAACACAGCGAACTTGCGGTAGTAGACATTTGTATTTGTCGTCAATGCACCGTTAAGTCCTGTGTTCGTACCACCTGCGAATGGATTTGCGACCATGCCGTAGCGAGTCTTGAATCCAACCTTTGGTTGGTAGTTGTCAGGGTCAATAGCACGAACCATCTGTAGCGGGACGTATGGGCAGTAGAAGAGACCAGCGTCATATGGTGACGATCCCTTATAGCCAACCACAACATAATCCGTATTCGTTACAGAGTATGGATCAACATAGACCTTGATGCGTCCGAATAGGGTACCTGCGAAGGTATTGCCTGTATCGTCAACAGTTAGGTTTGTTTGACCAGCTAGTGCTGAATTATAGTCAAGAAGACCTGTCATTGCGAGAGCTGAAGCAACATCGGTTGAAACGATGAGGAGATTGCCCTTACCACGACGTGTATCCTTCGCGATCTTGTTGCTTGCGCGCTCGATTGCGAATAGGAGGCTCTTGTACTTCTCAACCTGCCAGCGACCTGATGTATCAGTGTTGCTTGATAGATTGAAGACAGCTGAAGATGCACCTAGGATACCAACATTGGCTGTTGCGTAGACTGTACGGACAACTTCGCGGTTGATTTCAGCAAGAATTTCAGTTGACAAGATGTTTGTCAATTCTGTTTCTGCGTCGAGACCGTGAATTGCCTTGAGGTCTTGTGCAAGTTCCATTGTGTAGGAAGCCTGTAGACCACGTGTCTTGGCTGTTACAGACACTCTTTCGATTGAGAATGCCATGTTTGCCATGACTTTCGTTTCGAAGTTTGCTGTAGAATCGCCAGTACCAGTGTTAGCAGTTGTCATTGAAGCGACGTTCAATGTTAGGTCAGACCGAACATTTGCGATATCGCCGATTGTTCCTGCGAACACTGTATTTGCTTCGTTGTAGAAGGCTTCTGTGTTACTTGTGGCAGGACCATCGTAACGTGTGCGCATTGCAAAGATAAGTCCTGTTGGACCTGTCATTGGCTGCACGCCACAGATATCATAAGCCATAAGGTTTGGAAGTGCGCGACGAACTAATCCGATTAGGATTGGGTCGAAGCCTTGGATGTTGCCTGAAGATGGTGATGTTGGAGCGACGTTAATTGGCGTTGCTTCAAACAAGCGACCCATATTGGCAGCTTCTTCGTATAGGGCGCGTTCTTGGTTCTCGAGAACTAGGGCAGTAACAGCGCGCTTGTATGGATCGCTGATCTTTGGGAGTTCTGGGTGATCAAGAACAGGAGCCCACTTCTTTGCATGTGTTTCGTTAAGATACATGATAGATTTCTCCGTTCAAGTTAAAAATATCACTTTGGTAGTGATTTGGAAATTGCCTTAACATAATGACTCATATAACCAGTTGCAACTACTTCAGGTTGTTCTGTCGACGTCTCTTCAGATACCTTTACCTCACTCACGATTTTCTTTGTTGGGAAGTAGTTCTCGCGAATAACTGCGAGCTTATTATTAAACTCACCCTCTGTGGTGAACTCCACGCCCTCTGCGAGCGATTTCATTTTGCCGACTTGTACTTCGGTTAGACCTTCACAAATCTTGCGAATTGCTTCGTTTTTCTTGGCTTCGTTAAGTTCCTTTGAAAGAGCAACGAACTGCTCATCGCGAGCAGCTGATGCTTCTTCCAACTCAACAACTCTTTCTGCTAGTGATTCAGCAACTTCGAGCTTCTCGTCTGGAAGATCGATATAGTGCTCTGCGAATAGATTCTTTAGACCGTTGATGAAGTCTTCAGTTAGTTCTGAACGCAAACCAGACTCAATTGCTACTGCGTTATCTTCCATCCAACGCTCGACAACATAGTTGAGATACTCATCAACTTGTATTCCAAGCTCTGCCTTGATTCCTTCAACTGCTTCTTCAAGAATTGATTCGTTGTCGGCAATAACATCCTCAACGATCTTTTCTACGCGAGACTGAACAGCTGCTTCGAAGATAGTTGTTGCTTTGACGCGGAACTCTTCAGAAAGCGACTCACCATTGAATAGAGCATTGACATCTTCAGCCATTGAGCCTTTGTGCTTGGCGACCATGTCCATTCTCATCTTCTTCTTGGCTTCTGCTAGTTCTTCTTCAGAAATTTCTTGCTCGACTTCTTCTTCGTCAAGATCATCTTCCGTTTCTTCACCCAAACTTGGTTTCATGTTACCAATTACTGGTGTAGCAAGACCTGAAGACTTGACTGAATTCATTTTCTTGTCGCCTTCGGCTGATACTTGACCAGGCTTGGCTGCTTGCTTTACACTAGCTGATGCCATTTCACCGACATCGCCACCGTCTGGCACTTCGTTTGTTTCGCCGCCGAGGTCTTCTTCCGCGCTTGGAAGTTTTGCGGCTGGTTCCTTACCTGCTGATGCAAGTGATGCTTTGAGAATTTCAGCAGCAGATTCTGATAGAGACTTTGTCATTTTAGTTAACTCCTAAAGAAGTAAATATATTTATAAATTTTAAAGTTTTGACACAAAATTCTCAAAGATCTTCAATGAGATTTCGTCAATTTGTTTTTGCTTTGCGTTCTTAATTTGTTCATAATATGCGTTAACATCAATTTCTTTGACCTTACCGTTATCCCACACCCACTCTTTATTTTCCATAATACCTTGAACGAAAGCCCCTGGTGCGGACGGATCCGCTACGATATCTGCCGCTGTGGCTAGATAATAATCGTCTTGTACCACATTAACACCGTTCACTTCTTTAAGTGAACCCATGCCACGTGATGATACACCAAGAGTTGCACCGCCTTCCATAAGGGACTTGGCAATCTTACCCATTGGTGTTTCAAGAATTTTAGCCTTACCGATCCACTGATTACCTTCTTGCTTTAAAGAGGTGATCAAGTGTGATACTCGGTCTAGATTGATTGATGGTGAATCTGGATGACCCAATTCGCCGAATGCGCGGTTCTTGGTTACATACTCTTCGTTGTAACGATTGACCTCTTTCATAAGAGTGTCAGTTTTGTACACACGACCGTTGCGATTCTTAGTTTCTGCAACAAGAAATGGACCTGAAATGTAAAGAGTCTTCACACCGTTCTTTTCTTCGGTGATTAACTTTACTGATTCGATTGTTTCGACTATTAGTTTCATTTATTTTAATCCTAGTGATTGTCTACGACGCATTGATCTTTTTCTTTTGATTAATGCTCTTGCTGCTTTTGCTTTACGCTTAATCTTACCCTTACGCTGCGAAATTCTTCTTTTTAGTCTTTCAGCTGAAGTCATACGAGTAACTTTACCACCACGAATTGTATAACCCTTTACAGCAGAAAACTTCTTTCTGCGTTGCACTGTAACCTTACCTTTAACTGTACGCACACGAGCACGAACAAGTTTTGTACGACCCATGCGCACAACATTACGATTGCGTTTTACCGCCTCAACAATAATATTCTTGATGGCTGAGAAGATGCTGCTCATTTGCCACCAATCGAAAAGTTAACTTTGCTCAAGGAAAAGTGTGCTGCTTTTTCAAATCCCTTTGGCGTCGTAAGCATCTCAGCAAACTTCTTTTTATTTTCGTCGTTTAATGCACCATGGACCATATGAATGGCTTTTGCTGCACCATGACTGACTTTAAGTTTAGAGCCGTCATCAAATTTCATATGACGAGCTGTTTGTTTTGGCGATTCTTCTTGAGCATATTTTGCAACTTGATCAAGACCTTCCATTACATCTTCAACTTCTTCAGACATGCCAGTTAATTCTTGTTCTGGTCCAGTTGAAGAATATGGTACTGTGAATGATAAACCGAGCTTTTCGTTCTTATACAATGCAACACGCTTACCGTCAGGGAAAATTCTAATTCCTTGACGCTTTAATATGAGCATCATAGGAGGATCGCTGAATGTTGCTTCGCTAATATAATCGTCGCGGGAAATTTCGTAACCATTCATAATATTACGGCGAACAGCAGTTGTTGATTGCTGAGAACCAAGAGCTGCTGATGCTGTAGATTGATAGTAACGATTTAATACATCGCGTTGATTTTTTGGTAGTTTTGCAACATCACCAACTTTAGCGTGACGCGCCATTGCAAGTTTGAGTGCAGGCAACTCACTGGTTCGCATTAAACCAGCTCTAACTAACTGAGCAATACGCTGTGCGTTAGTTCTGTTCTGTGTCTGCTGATTCTTCTGCTGTTGGTTCATGCTGGATGTCTGTTGATCCATCTGTTCCGTCAGCTTCGATCGTAGCGTCTGTAGTTTCATCGGTTTCTTCTTTGCCTAATAGGTTAGATGCGAGTTCTACTTTTTTAATTTCTAAAGCGTCTGTAACTTTAGCAGCCATAGCGTTATTAAATGCTGTTTCTAGAGCATCTTTATCGCCAGCAATTGCTAAATTTACTAATTCTACGGTATCCATAATATCTCCAATTATTTAGTTAGTTGTGATTTAAACATTTGATTAATATCATTTGCTTGAGGTGCTGCTGTTGGTTGTGGTTCAGCAACACCAGGTGCAGCACCAATCTCAATAGGTTCTGGTTCTTCTGCTTTTTCTAATTCAATCTGTTCTGCGATTTCTTTAATCTCTTCTTCGTTCATGTTCAATACTTTCTTACGGATCCAATCCTTTGAGAAGTAAACACCAACATATGGATCGATCTGTTGCATAACCTGCAATCTGCTTGCTAATAGTTCAGATGCCTTTAGTTCTGCAAAATTGTTATCCTTTAAGAAGTCGTAGTGTATCTTTTGCTTTAATTCGTTCCATTCGTCTACAGAACAAATGCCCTTTAATGCAAGTTGACGCTCCATAAGTTCATCAAACATTAATGAGAATTTGTCACGAAGTCGTGCGATAAACTTCATAAACTTCAATTCATCGCGTGTTACTTCTGTAGATCTGCCAAGTGTAAATCCTGTAGTAGATTCTAGTCTTGAAACAGGAACATTCAATGACTTGTAAAGTTTCTGTTCGAAATACTTAACATCAGCAAGTTCACCAAGATTTTCACCAGCTGGTAGCGTAGTAATCTCTGTTGACTTACCTTCACCGCGACGTGGAATCCAGAAGTCTTCCATCATTGACATAAACTTACGATCGTCTTTGACTTCGCCAGTTGAAGAATCATAAACAACCTTGTTACGGAACTTCGTCATAATATCACGAAGATATTGTTCTGATTTAATCTTCGGCATGTTACCGACATCGATATAGAACACGCGGCGTTCTGGTGCGCGAGAGATACGATAGATAACGATAGCATCTTCAACCATACGAAGTTGGTTGAGTGGTTTGATTGCCTTATGTAGATAAGACAGTACCATCTGGCGTTTAGGATCCATTAACCCAGAGTTTACATTTACAACAGCATCAGCAGCAATTTTTACTCCTGCATCGCTTGGTGATGAGACAAAGGTTTGACCTAGCGTAGTTGCTTTATCGTTGTAAACATAAAACTCTCGAGAGCCTGTAACAACTTCAATGCCTGTTCTTGGATCTTTCTTTTTATCTAAAACTCTGACCTTTTTAATTTTGCGAGGGTCGAGATATACTAGTTCACGAATACCAAGTTTAGGTTGTTTTTCGTCAATTAGAACTTGATAGTACAATCTTCCATCAATATACCAACGGCGAAACAGGTCATTGCCGTTGTTAGAAAAGTTTAATAGACGCAGAACTGTATCGAACTCTGCGCGAATCATTTCTTTAATATTGTCTGGTTGATCTAGATCGTCAAGAATAATCGTTACGGATTTACCCTTTTCGTCATGAATAACAGACTCATTGACGACATCATCGATTGCTGCTTCAAGTTCTGGCTGCATAGCCATTTCACGATAACGAGTGATAAGATCGTTTTCGTTTTTAAATGTAGCATCAAGATCCAAATATGTGCCAAAATAACCACCAGAAGTGATGTTTATTGCACCATCATCTGTAGTTGGTGCAGTAACTGCTGGCTGTAACTGCTCTGTTTGATCAGCACGGACTATCTGGAATCCAAATAGATTAATTCCTGCCATATGTTAACTCCATGATAAAATAATAACGCAAATGATCAAACAACGCTTTCGGCAGCTGCTTCCCACCATTGATATGCAAAAGTCACTGAGTATTCTTCGATGGAGTCATTATTACCCCAGTCGAGATCTATAGGTGCGAGGTCATTTGGGAACATGCCAATAAACTTGTATTGTTTGATGAGTTTGCCTGTTTTGCCATAGTGCTTAACGAAGGCATCTACACCATAAGAAATTGGCGTTGCAGCAGAAGCGGAGCGAGTGTTAAAGCGATGGGAATTGATTCCGTTCATCCAACGCTCGAATGCGTTACGGACTACGAAATCTTCATCGTTTAGAACGGTTACTGTCCAATCTGCGAATGTGCGGTTGCCAGCAAACTTTACTTCGCGACCGAAGTATTGTACTGGTACTACGCCAACTGTAGATCCTGGGATCTGAGCAGTTTTACAAACGAAACGCAGCTTTCTTGCTGCGTTCCCTGGTAGCGCAAAAAATGGAAAGTTCATCTCGACTTCAAAGAGATTAGCGCGAGCGCCATCAAACTGCATTTGAGAACGAAATTCAGATACATTAAAAGCCATTGTATTCTCCTGACTTTATCCTATTCTATTTATTAGAAGCGTTGGAAGAGGTTGCCCATTTGGTGCGGTTTATTTTCCATGGTAATAATTGAAGATTAGATAATGCAGACATATCTTCTACAGATAGTCCAATTTCAAACCCCTGTTTTATCGAAATTTTATGGTCTAATTGATATCCGCCTTCGACTCCGCAAACAGTTCTTTGGTAATTGTTTGGGTTTATCATAGATTTATTTTTCAAGTATACTTTTTCAGATAACCGTCTAATTTTATTAGCATATTCTTTAAAAGCAGGTTTGTGTGGATTCCATCTTGGATGGCTAAGACCAATTCTTTTTGAGTTTGCTAAACTAATATTTTCTCGATTCATATTTTTATATCGATTTATTTTTGCACATTCAAAGCAACGATGTTTATCAACGCGATTTAGCAATTGATATTGCCTGTTAAACTGCACGCCGCAGTCATCACAAAGGCATAATAGTTTTTTATTACTATTAACCTTCAATGATGCTGCTTTTACCGTTTCTAATATCATTTAAAAACGCCCAACGATCTCGTCAAAGGCGACGCCGCTTCTAACTGCAACAAAATTAAGTTGGATGAAGTTTACACTTCTTGCTGGTTTGATGTAGATATCGCCAACAAACTCGTTGCGGTCAATAACTCCTGCTGTATTGTTTGTTTCGTCACA